AGTAAATTTGGCTCATTAACTGGTGCAAAAGTAGAGGGAAATATAAAATCTTCTTTAGGTAATGACACTCAAAGTAATTGGAATCCACAAGGAATCATTGGGAGAATAGAGTAATGAATGACGAAGCCAAAAAAATTGTTGCTCAACTTAACAAAAAATTTGGTAACAATGTGGTTGTTATTGCGTCTGACATTCGCAGCGATTTGGTTCCTCGTATCACTTCTGGTTCCACCACGTTGGACTATGTTTTGGGAGGAGGATTTCCAGGAAACCAATGGAATGAATTAATTGGTGAACCTTCTCATGGTAAAACTGCAGTTGCATTAAAAACTATTGCAGCCAATCAAAAGTTAAATCCAGAACACACTACGGTATGGGTAGCAGCAGAACAATGGGTTCCTGATTATGCAGAAATGTGCGGTGTTGATACTTCCCGTGTAATTGTTATTGAAACAAACATTATGGAAGAAGCCTATCAAGCAGTAATTGAGTTTGCTGAATCAAAATCAGTTGATGCAATTGTTATAGATTCTTTACCTGCTCTTTCTCCTGCTCCTGAGATGGAAAAGGACATGAATGAAATGACTGTTGGTAAAGGTGCATTACTTACCAATAAATTTTTTCGAGTAGTTGGTTCTGCAATTAAAAGAAGTCTTATAGAGGATGAACGTCCTGTTTTAGGATTAATTATTAACCAATATCGAATGAAAATAGGAGTAATGCATGGCGACCCAAGAACAACTCCAGGAGGAGAAGGAAAAAATTATGCTTTCTTTACACGTTGTGAAATTCGTAGAGATGAATGGATTGAAGTAGGTCCTAGTGGTAACAAGATTCGTATTGGACAAAGAATTAAAGTTCGTACATTAAAAAATAAAACAGCGCCACCACAAAGAGTTGCATATTTTGATTTTTATTTTGCAGAAGGTGGACCTTGTTTACCAGGAGACTATGATTTTGCTAAAGAAATTGCAGCACTTGCAGTAGTAAAAGGAATTATAGATCGTAAAGGTGGGTGGTATTACTATGGAGAAAGAAAATGGCAAGGAATTGAACCCGTCATTGATAGTATCCGTGGCGAAATTGATCTCAAGGAAGAACTACAAAAAGTTGTACTTAGTTCCTCCGATGTACCGATGGCTGGAGATTCTAACGATGATTGAGAACAAAAAGTTTATAGTCAATGACCAAGCATGGGCACATGATTTAGAAAAAGGCGTTGAAGATTACACAGATATGCTTTTTGAAGCCATATGGGAAGGAGACGAAGAAGTAATTCCAGAAACACTTTCAGGAGAACTTTTTTGTGGTTGTTCTCCATGTTTTTGGCGTGAAACATTATTCTATATTGTTCCTCGTTTGCTGGAGGGCTACGAGAATGGCAAGATAGAACTTGAAGACTGAAGGACAAAAACAATCTCAGAAGCATGAGAAGAGACTCGCTAAAAAAGTTAACGGTTCTCGTAATGCTGCTTCTGGTGCGTTTTGGTCACGTAAAGGCGATGTAAGATCAGCCGACCTGCTGATTGAACATAAGTGGACTGGTAAAAAACAGACTACGATAAAGTCTACGGTCTTAAAAAAAATAGTAAGAGAGGCAATTTTAGATGGAAGAATGCCAGTACTTGGTATCCATTTAGATGGGGAGAATTACGTGGTTCTCCTTGAAGACGACTTCATAGAAATGCTAGAGAAAGTCAAGGATGCCTAACACATGGATGAACCAGAGTATGCCTGGAGATACGAAGCAAGATGTTCGGGACAAGACACCGACATCTTCTACCCTCCTCGTGATAAAGAGCAGTACAAGGACATTGCTGATCAGGCCAAAGCATTTTGTTTTGGTGAGACAGGAAAAAACCATTGTCCAGTACGTGCCCAATGTTTGTGGGATGCCGTTAAAAGAGATGAGCCACACGGAATCTGGGGTGGGTTAAGCCACAGAGAACGTAATGCTTTAATGAGAAAGTGGCAAAAGAAATACAAAAAGAAAATGTCCCTAAGAGAATTTATTTTCAGTACAGACAAGGAATACTAATGGCAACACCTAAGACAGACTTACAGAAGTTCCTTGATACTAAAAAGGCTGATACTAGATTAATAGGAGACATAGAACGTCACCTAATGAGACAGCCAGAGTCAGATAGAAGGACGGACGTACTTCATCCTTCTGAAATTATTAAAGCCGACTGGTGTCACAAGTATGCTTATTATCTATTAAATGGTGGTAAGGCCAAGAAAGAAAAACCTAATCTTCGCCTTCAAAATATATTTGATGAAGGACATTTCATCCATGCTAAATGGCAAAATCGATTAGCAGATATGGGTGTCTTGTATGGAAACTGGTACTGTGAAACAGATGATAGATCTGAGTGGGGAGTTAGTTCTGAGGTAAATAATGGCCCATCAGTCTTTGAGTACAAAGAGGTTCCTTTAGTTTATGAACCCCTTCGTATTTATGGTCATGCAGATGGTTGGGTCAAAGGTATTGGAGATGATTGTTTAATTGAAATCAAATCTATTGGGGCAGGAACACTTAGGTTTGAAGCGCCAGAGTTACTCTATGATGCAGACGGTGACTTAACAAAGGCTTGGAAAAACATTCGCCGTCCATTTAGAACTCACTTACTTCAAGGACAGATGTACTTAGAGTTAGCCAAAAGACAATTTGGCGATGATGCTCCCAATGAAATTGTCTTTATTTATGAATTAAAAGCAGACCAAGATTATAAAGAGTTCACAATTAAATCTGACTACTACGTAGTAGAAAGAATCTTTAATGCCGCACAGAAAGTTATAGATGCAGTTGATGCAGGTGTTTCACCTGCCTGTAATGTCGATCCTGTTGGCTGTAAGTACTGCTCTTTGATTGGAAAATAATGAGTGAGATAGAAGTCTTAATGAAGAGGGGTCTTGCCCTACCAAAGCCACAGTACGAACAAGCAGTATTACCACCTGACATTACAGAGTTGAGTAGTGAAGATTTAGCAATAATGTTTACTACTCTTACTGGTTGGGCCGATTACTTTGCTTCGCAGTTAGTTCAGGCTCAACTTAGTGAGCGTGAGGCTCAGAGAGCCTTAGACATGGCTGAGAACAAACTGCTCATACTCAAGATGGGAGCAGCCTCAAAAGGCTCAACCGTAAGTTTAGCCAAGGCTCAGATTGCTACCGATCCAGAGATTATCCAATTAGGAGATACCTATGAGGAACGGTATGCTTATCGCAAGATCTTAGAGATGATGCTCTCAAATCAAGAACGGGATATCACTTTAGTTTCGAGGGAAATAACACGGAGAACAAACGAGTCCCGAATGGGACGGAGGGATACATTCATAACATGAAAAAAATAATGATGCTTGTTCTAGTTTTAATAACTGGACTTATATCACCTGCAAAAGCAAACAGCGAACCAACAATCGCAATAATTGATAGCGGTGTTGCTACTTCTTTATTTGCAAATAAAATTGCATATGAAGTCTGTCTAATCAATCTTCCTAGATGCCCAAATCAACAGAGCATTATGGAAGGTCCAGGGGCTGCGAACCTTGCTCCTACAAATGACAAGATGTTAAATCACGGAACACAGATGGCGTCTATTGTCACGGCTGTAAATCCATCGGCAAAGATTATTCCAATAAGAATTGTTGGAATGACTCCAGCAGGAGTTGCTGGTCTGTATAACTTAAATGATGTGCAGAATGCTTTAGATTGGATTATTACAAACAGAGCAAAGTACAACATTTCAGTAGTATTACTTGCACAGGGTGCTGTGATGGGTAACTGCAGAGTTCCTGCTGGAATGAGCGCATCTATTGCAACATTAAAGGCAGTAAATGTTCCTGTTATTGCCGCAGTTGGTAATGACTCAAATAGAGGAGCCGTATTCTCACCAGCATGCTTGCCAGATACTGTGGCAGTTGGTGCAACTGATAATCCATGGTCAGGATCTGAACCATATGCTTATGATGCAGCGGCTGCTCCATACATTGCTCGATACAGTAATGGCGCACAGGGTCAAGTAGATTTCTATTTGAATGCTCGTTACTACACAAAACTTACAGATGGATCTACTAAGTTTGTTGTTGGTACATCTAACTCTGCAGCAGCATTAGCAGGTTGGTGGTTGTTAAATAAAAAAGCAACCTTTGATGAGACCTTTAATGCAATCATGGCTACAACCACAGAGGCAAAGAATGAATTTGTGACTGGGCGGTATGTCAGAGTTCCATAACGAGACGGTGCTTGAAGAAGCACAGCGTTTGATAACGGGTGATCGTAACAAGTCTTACGATCATCCGTTAGACAATTTTAATCGTATTGCTAAAGGTTGGGAAGTTATTTTTAATACTAAAGTAACTGAAGAACAGGTTGGATTAGCAATGGCATGGGTAAAAATTTGTCGTGAAGTGCACCAACAAAAGAGAGACAACCTAGTTGATGGGGCGGGTTATCTAGGGACTGTGCAAATGGTCATAGATGAAAGAGAACGCCGTGCCAACCAAAGCGATTGATGGTAATTTACCTAAAGACTGTAACGTAACAATAGGAATAGATCAATCACTTACTGGCTTTGCATTAACTGCACTTCAATTTGAAGATCCAACAAAATATATTACATGGGTTTATAAATCACCTTATTTTGGAATTGAAAGACTTGCTGATATTAGACAATGGTTAGTAGATCATCTAGATTATCTTGAAGAAAATAATAATACAATTTTAGACATAGCAATGGAGGGCACCGTTCTTGCTAGTCATGCAGCCCTCGTATTGGGAGAGTTGTCAGCCACCGTTAGACTAACTATTTTTGATTATTTTGAAGAGGATGATCCTCGAAAATTTCCCTTAAAAGTTCCACCTATGACTTTAAAAAAGTTTGCTGCAGGAAAAGGTAATGCAAAAAAACAAGAGATGTTGCTACAAATATACAAGAGATGGGGCATAGAATTTAATGATGACAATGCCGCAGATTCTTACGCTCTTGCAAGGCTCTTAGGAAAAAACTTCTATAATGAGGTCGAGAAGGCAGTTGCCGAACAAATGAAAGATCCTAAATACAGAGACGCCCCAAGACTTTAGCCTTACCCTATATTCTAGGAGCGGTACATAAATTCGACTCAAAGGACTACTAGACATGACAACTTCACCTGAAATTCCTATTTCTACTGACGAACCGTTTTTAAGAGTTAGTGCAAGTTCAAATCCTCAAAGTGTGGCATCAGCAATTGCTCATGTTATTTACGAAAAACACGAAGTAAAATTACGTGCCGTAGGTGCGGGAGCAGTAAATCAAGCAGTTAAAGCAATTGCTATATCTCGTGGCTATGTAGCCCCTAGAGGTTTAGATTTAACCTGCAAACCAGGATTTACCACTATTGAATCCCGTGATGGAGAAATTTCCGCCATTGTATTCGCCATTACAGCAAGTTAATTTAGTTCTATCCTTAGACATACACTAAGGAGTCACCATGGCAAATTGGACAGATATGGGTCACGCAATGCGACGTCGCATGGGCGCACCTTCAAACCATCTAGAGTCAGCAGGTACTAAAATGAAAAAAGATATGAGCCCAGATCAATACACCCCATCTGGTGCAAATGCAACATTTACTAATGTAAGTGGTACACCTTCTGTTGGTACATTGATGCCAAAGAAGAACACTCAAGCAGCAGAACCAATGTACGGTACAAAAGCAAATAGAAAGAATGTACTTGTAGCAGATTCAGCAGCGTCTGAGCGCAAAGGTGCTGCACATAGAATTACTACAACAATGCCTTGTATTGACCCTTGTTCAGGATCAACAATGACTAACGCAAGAATCATTCCTTCGGTTTCAGGACGTCAAAATCCTAACTTCCAAGGTGGAATGGGCGACGCCTACTAAAATGCCATTGTCGAATTCACAATTCGGCGGTAGTAATTCAATGGTGCCACAAACACCAGATGTAGACACGCCGTTATCATTTAGTTCTTCTACAGCAGGATCTGCTGCTCAAGCAACTGCATGGAAAAATAGAAGTCTTGGTGGCGGTAGACCTTTATCATTATCTAAAAAAACCGCTGGCACAACATTTAATTGGGATGATACTTCTACAAATACATCAGTTACACCTAACTCTGGTGGTAGAAACCCAAATGCTTAGTAATGAACAATTTGCTAATTTAGCCAACGAAGGTGGAGCCAGCAGAAGTTTTAAGACTGGTGAATCTCCTAAAAGTCCTGGAGTTATGGTTTCAATTCCTGGTGCTGAAAAGATTACTGATGCACCATATACTGCAGAACAAGCAAAGAGTTTTAAAGAAGAAAATAAGACAAAAGCAACAGGCGATGTTTATCAGGGTGCATGGAAAACTGGTGGAAAAATATTTGCAGATATAAGTGTTAAACACAGTACCCTTCCAGGAGCACGTACCGCTGGTGTAGAAAATAAACAAATTGCTGGATATGATTTAGGTGGAACAGATGTAAGGCGCCCACAGGGTGGTAATGTTTATTTTGGTCGCAAAGTTCCTGGTGTTGAATCCAATCCAGAGTTTGTAGCAAGTGCTCATCGAACAGCAGAGTATGAAAGAATGGAACCAAAACCAAAGGCTCAAGAATTTGCAGAACAATCTCAGATAAGTCGTGGCTCTACATATAAGGGTAAAAAAATTTCAGTAAATGAGGTCTATGCAACTATTGCAAAAAACCGCAGAGATAGAGGTGTGTAATGGCTGGTGGAGTTAATAATCTTTCAGCATCACAAAACTGGCAATCTCTTGGTGGTGGAGGTCTTTACGGTTATAACAATCAAGGTGGTGCAGGAACTCCTATAGCACGTAGTGCAATTGATGAATCCCGCATGGGCATGGGTCGCATTCCTTCTGCAGAGTATCCAGATGGTTATCTTGGCACAATGCGATCTCGAAGAGATGATCGTCTATTAGACTCTATTAAGAACCGTGTAAATCAGAAGGCCTATCAACGTGGTGTTCACAAGGGTGAGCGCATTGAACCTTCTATGTATTATTGGCCAGAACAAATACACCCAATGACGGGTATTGAACGCCAAATGAAAGCAAAGTTAGTAAATATAAATGGCGCAGTTGTTTATATGTCAGAAAGAAGTGCACCACAGACACAACTAACACCTGCTCCACATCTAGTAAATGATGGTAAAGCAAACACTGTTGCAGACCAACCAGGAACCATTGATGCACGCCGTAAAGCAATGCTTGCCTATCTAAGACCTGCGTGGGCATAATATGGCTTACTTCGGAGTCAACCCTCACGGTCGTTGGGATGAAAATATTGCCCAAGCACAATTTAAAGACCATGTAGAAAATGTTATTAAGAAGTATCGTGAAGCATCTCCAGCATTTGTTGAAGGTGGACATCAATGGTATGAAAAGGCCCATGAAGAAGCAACTAAATTGGGTAAAGGAGACACAAAACGTGGCGCAGGAATTATTGCGGCATTATCCCCATTAAGTGATTGGGATAGAAATGTTAGAGAAGCAAAAGAGTTAGTAAAGACTGGTGATGTTAAGAGCGCTCTCCTTCCAGCAAATGTTGCAAAGGCTCAAAGAATTCACGCAGGAGAAGAACCCGAGAAGGTATTAGGCGGACACAAAGTAACTAACTTCTTCCAGAACATCCATGATCCAAGTAATAAAGAACCTGTAACAATTGATCGTCACGCATATGACATTGCAATGGGCAGACCCTTTGCTGGATCAGGAAAGCCAAAGAATTTAGAGGAGTTAAAAGTTCCACGACAGACAGGAACTATGTCTCAAGATCTAGGTTTAAGTTCAATGGGCAGATACAAGCACTTCGTTCATGCGTATCAACATGCTGCAGGAGAGTTAGGTGTTGATGTACCAAACAAAGTACAAGCAACTTCATGGGTAACTCATAGAGGAGCAATAGGATGACACAGAAGTTTGATGGCGTTTATGATTATACAAAGCCATGGCGTGCACCTGTACAACCTGACAAGGTAGCCAAGAGGTACTCTTATCTAGGACCATGGGCGTCTAATCAAGAACGTCTTACTCAACAAGCCCTGATGGTAATGAACATTCCTGGAAAAGATATTCAAGAAATGGTTCGACCACCACTTCCTCAAATTCAATTATTCCCAGATAGGTTTGGTTATGGAGATCGTAGACAACCTGGTATTGATGAAATTGTAGTTATTGATAGAAAATATGCTGAACCAAGAGTATCCTGGTTCTCTGGCGGTGTTGCTGGTTATCAAGCAGCCGAACGAAACGCACTAGGGAGTAACTAATGCCAACTATGGTCCCTGATCGTGGAGATAATCCAAAACGTAAAATGTCATACTTACAAGAAGTTAATAAAGTAACACGTAAAGATCGTGTTAGTCCATGGCAATATGAAGAAGCATTAAAAGGAAAACCAGGAGATAAAGATCCTTTTTCTGGTTATAAAACAAGACTTGGTGAATGGGATCCAGAAAGGTACTAACCTATGAATGATGGCGACGGTATGTTGACAATGGAGTTACAGGCAGGATTAATTGCTTCTAACGCCACTATGTACAATGGCTCATCACCTTGTCCAACTTGCGGTGTTGTTATAAATCCTGTTGAATTCCTATCTAATAGAGGACACTGTTTGTCTTGCACATCAGCAAAAAACGCTAAAAGAGTAAAGGAAAAAATGTCATGATGTTTAATGACCGCAGAAGGACCCGCATTCAGAGTGCTAAAGAACGCCAAAGGGTACATAATTTAGTCAGGGAAACAGGTGCGTTTATTTCTAATTCAAAAGGGGAGTATCCAGCATCTCGTAAAGAACAGTACGCTCAATCAACTCAAACGGTAGACGCCGTAATTGAGGAAAGTAGGAAGAAGAAATAATGGCCGTTAACTCATCTCGCTCAATGAACAAGTCACTAGATGACGGAGCAACTGATGGTAAGTACCGTAAGGCTCGCCCAGATACTGAAGTAGGTACAGAATCATCTGCTACTGAAGCCAATCGTCAAACATTACATCCATTTTATGGATACGGATTTCAAACCTCTGAGTACCCAGCAAAGGTAAACCCAGGTAAGTAATCGTGGCTAACACTGTTCCAGATCGTGCTAATGATTCTAAAAGAAAACCAAATAAAAATACGTCATGTTGGAATTGTGGAACTGAAGTAAACGAAGAAGAAGGCTACCATTTAGTTGGTGGTTCTCCTGTTTGCCCATCTTGCATGGAAGAACACGAAAGAGGTAAGTAACAATGTTTTTTAATGACCGTCGTGTTGCTAAAAAAGCATATAAACAAGAAGTTAAAAGAGCAATGAAAGCAACTATTGGTGGTAAATCTGTTTCTAAAAAAGAAGCAAAAGAAGCCGCTAAAAAATTTCCTATGGGTACTGTTTCCCCAAGAAAATTTCCTTTAATTTAAAGAAAGGTAAGTAATCATGGGTAGCATGCATGCTGAAGAATATGCTTCAATGAAAGGCAAAAATCGTGATGCTGGTTTGCTTGCACACTTACGTGGTAATCATTATCCGCCAGTCCCATCATCAATGCTTGGACCATCAAAGCGTGCTATCTCTGCAGTAAACAAAGGCAAACATAATTCAAATATTAGACTTCCACAAGGTATTTTATATAAAGGAAAGAAAGCAGCACCCGCATCTGCAATTGTTGAAGCACACCACCTACATGCGTGGTTAAACACAGATCAATTTCAGGATTAAATATGGCTAAAGTTGCAAAAACTAATTTAGCAAAGGCTCCAGACTTTATCGCTAATAAAATTCCCTTTCAAGCCGCAGCATTATCAGGTGTAGAAGGTACTACTGGCCCTGGCTATATGTCAGATGATGAAACTCGTGAGTATCGTAAATCAAATCCAACATATACTGTCCGTTCATATGGAACTCCAATTGCATGGCATGGAGATGCTGGATGGCAACATTCAACTTCTAAGTATTCAGTAACTACTTCTAAACATCAAAATCTTGTAAAACGTGCACTTAATGATCATTTCCAAAGCGGTCATGACAATGCAAAAAATCCAGATTACGGCATACCTCTTGGCGAAAAGTAAAAGTGGAGGGGGTCGTAATGACTCCCGTAAATGCGGTAAATCAAGTAAGAAACGCCCAAAGTCAAACGTAAAAAAGGGTAAATCTTGTTGCGGATACTCAATTAAAAGAACAGATCGTTTAGACCATAATCAAAATCATCGTAAAATAGCCTTAGCCGCCTAAGTACGCTAGGCTACACGGACTACTACAAGGAGCAATATGAGTAACGTACCAATTCTAGGTCAAAAAAAACAAGACAATGAACCGCAATTTAGGTTGTTGTACTGCCTTGTCTGTCAAACATTAGAAGAGTTACCACCGTATGAAGGCGCACCTGAACAAGATTACTTATTAGAAATTGCATGTGAACAACATGTATTCCCTTCTGGAGATCCTCATAGAGGTAAATTGTTTGTTTTACCATTACGAGCATGGGCTAAAACTGAGTCTAAAAAAGAAATTATTAAACAAATAAAAGGCGGAGGATCTGCTGGTATTGCAGAGGTAGATGATACTTTCTACGAATCACGATCTACATTTATGGAAGATGCAATGACTTGTTATAGACAACATAACAAACCAAAAGATGGCTGTTCAGATTGGCATATTAAAGACAAGATGTTAGTGCCTAAAACCATTAAAGAACGACGAGCCGAAGGCATGGAAAAATACGAAGAATCCGCAGGACCAAAAACTTATTTGTGCGACTTTTGTCCTGTAGCAATATCTGTAGCACAACGAAAAAGAAAGTTGATGGGAATAGAATAATGTCTGAAAATGAAATAGTTCAAACAGCCTACACCGTAGGCATTAGGTTAGATGGAACAATCTTTACTGAAGTTATTGAACCAAACGAAGCCGTCCAACGCAAAGCCACGACTTTTGATATCTATCAAACAAGCCGAGAATTAGTCTCCGATATAGAAAGCCAACTATTGGCTGATCGAGTTGCACGCACTGTATTGGCAAGTCTGCAACCAAAGGACAATGTTGCAGAATTTAAGGAAAAATTGATAAATGCTTTAAGCGAAAGAGGCATAGATACCCCACAAGCCTAAAGAGCCATAGACTATGTCTATGAGTGATTTAAGCAAATTGGTTAATCCTGTTCAATTACAGGCTTCTTCTACATCTTACTTTTCTGATCCTGAAGAAGAACTAGATCCTCAATTATTTGTTAATACAACTTTAAAAGGTTGGGTCCGTAACGGTATTCTTCAAAAATTATATGGATTTTTAGATGACGTTTACCGCCACCCAGATTTATGGACAAGAGTGTGGATTGCAGGATCTGCGGTATCTTTTCAATGGTCAGCAGATCGAGAACCAGGAGACTTAGACGTTCTTATTGGTGTTGATTACATTTCTTTTAGAAAAGCCCATCCAGAATATATGGGATTATCAGACATTGAAATTAGCAAAATGTTGAATGAAGATTTTAGAGAACACTTACAACCTGAAATGACTAACTGGAATGGTTTTGAAGTAACTTTTTATGTTAACCCTGGTGCAACGGACATCAGAACAATCAATCCTTATGCTGCATACGATTTAAATCATAATGAGTGGACCGTGTTTCCAAAACATCAAGGCGCTACACAAAATTTAGCATGGGAATCATTAATTCAAAAAGATACTTCTATGGCATCAGATATTGTTATGCGTTACTCAAAATATTTAACAGATTTACAAGGTGCAAAAAACCCAGCATCTCGTCGTAATGCTGAAGTTGGTTTACAAATGGCTTTGATGCAAGGTTCAGCCCTTTTTGAAGACATACACCACTCTCGTCGCTATGCTTTTAGACCAGATGGTAAAGGATATGAAGATTTTTACAACTATAGATGGCAGGCTGGTAAAAAATACGGAACAGTTCCTGCATTAAAACAAATCTCTGAGTACTGGTCAGCATACAAAGCAAAACAAGCAGACGAAACTTACGGCATTGAACTGCCAGATACTCAGACCTTAATTCGTAGAGCGGCAACATACCGAGCAAAAGGATAACTAATTAACATACTCGTCTCATTAGATGGCGTACTTAGTTCGGACTCAGGTGAACCAATCCGAGCAGGAGTAATGCTTTACTATGCCTTAAACATAAACAACCGTGTAGCAATTATGACATCTAGAAAAACTGAAGATGCTCAACACTGGCTTAATTCTCATGGAATTATTAATTATGATGACTTAATTGACTATTCTTTTCATCTAGAAGGAGAAGACTTAAAAAAACGTCAGTTTGTTATGAGCCGTAGTCGTGCTCCAATTGAGATGTATGTAGATTCTGATCCTGCTATGTGTGCTTGGGTGTTTGAAGAACAAGGCATTCCTGCAGTTATGTTTATGAATCCAGGCTATTTGTCTGTTGAGCGTCGCCCAGATGCTCCTAAAAAAGTTAGAACTTGGAATCAAATAGAGGAGTCTATTAATCGAGTAAATATTGCTCGTTCAAAGGATGCAGCCAATCCAAAAGAATTAGAGTTCTGGGATGACTAAATTAATTTTTTCAGGAACTGAAGTTGGTTCAAACCGCACCCTGCTAGAAGGTCAGAAAGTTGAGTCGATGGGATTCAACTATTGGGGTCTTAGAAAACGTGGTTTACCAAAGACTAAACTTTGGCTTATTAGCGAACATTTTACTCCAGAAACTAAAGTTTATATTGAATCTGGCGCAGCCCAAGCGGACAAAGCAGGACTATCTAAAGATGAACTACTAGAAATAGCCGCAGACTATCAAGAGTTTTTAGTTAACAACGCTGATAGAGCAGAGGCTTTTCAAGAGTTTGATTCACTTATTTTAGGATTAGATTGGGTAGAAAAACAACGCCCCTTTTTTAGTAATGACCCAAAATTATGGGTGGTATGGCACGAAGAGTATGGCTTGTTAAACCTTAGAGATATTTCTGAAAAGTATACAAATGTAGTAATTCCTTATTCTGAAATTGAGTCAGTAACTAGTTTAGCAGCAGTTACAAGGAGTTACTCCAAACAGTTTGGCACCACTTATCACGCCCTTGGATGTGCTAAGCCAGACAATTTGAGACAGATACCATTTGCCACAGCCAGCACATTGTCTTGGTTATCACCCATGCGAAGAGGTGAAACTATTATCTGGGATGGTACTAAGTTAGTTCGTTACCCAAAGAGAATGAAGGATCAAGCACGACCACGATATAAACCAATTGTGGAGAAGGCTGGACTAGACTATTTAGAGTTTGTCCAAGATGGTACCCTTGAAGCAACTAGAGTTGCTGTATGGTCTTACAAACGATTAGAGGAGTCTATGGATAAAAAAAGTCCAAATTTTCACATCATTAATGGCGGTAAAGAAGAGAAAGTATCTGATAACAGCGATGAGTTGTTAACAGGTTTAATGGGATTTGATTTGCCTTCTTCTGATAACAGTGCTGTAGATATGCGGAAAACTTCTGCAAATGAAGTTATACAAAGAGATCCTTTAGAGGTTCAAAACTTGCCTGTCTTTGGATATAAAATGAAGACAATAGTTGAAACTGATGAAGAAGGAAAAGACGTTCTTAAAGATGTTCCAATCATTAACAATCAGCATTCTTCACTTCGTCAATGTAACACTTGCTTTGTTGCTTCGAATTGTCCTGCCTTCAAGCCTGACAATAGTTGTGCGTTTAACCTCCCTGTCGAAGTAAAGACTAAAGATCAACTTAAGGCTTTACTTAACGCAATCATTGAAATGCAAGGCCAAAGAGTGGCTTTTATGCGTTTTGCAGAAGAAATGAATGGTGGGTATGCTGATCCCAATGTATCTCAAGAAATTGATCGTTTGTTTAAACTTGTGGGTAACTTAAAAGAACTAGAAGAAAACAGAGAGTTTGTTCGTATCACTGCAGAGCGTCAAAGTTCTGGAGGAGTCCTTTCTGCAATCTTTGGCGACAGAGCACAGGCTCTTAGAGAACTACCTGATGCTTTAAAAGAAGATACTGTAACAAAAATTATTCAACAATCAATAGAAGATTAGTTATCTGATAACAGT